ACGTTTGGGATCGCTATTGTGGAGGAGGCGGCGAAGATTACGCACACTTCGGGGGAGGAGAGTCCGGAGTCGCATCCGATTTTGCTCACGTTTGAGCGGACAAATGAGTATGGGCCGAGTGCTTTTAAGTGGCTGAGTAGCACGCCGAATTCACCGGATCATTTGTTTTGGCAGCATGTGGAGCGGGGGGATTTCACGCATCCGGCTTTGATGTGTCCGCATTGTCGGGAGTGGTTCAATATGGAATTGACCGACGATCAGAAGACGGGGTATCGGTCGCTGGTTTGGTCGAAGGATGCGCGGAATGCGGATGGGGTTTGGAATAAGGAAAAGGTGATCGAGACGGCGCATTACATTTGCCCGAGGAATGGGTGTGTGATTGAGGACAAGCATCGGGGCGCGATGTTGAAAGGGATGGAGGAGGATCGGAAGAATCCGGCGGCGGCGAAGAATGAGCGGAGTTTTCGGGTGAACTTCATGCATGATCCGAGGCTACGGTTTGGGGATATTGCTTCGACGTTCCTCGATATGACGGGGGATTTGTTTGGAATGCAAAACTTCCTGAATTCGAAGATGGCGACGACCTGGCAGGAGTTTGAGGCCAATATCAAAGAGGAGAATGTTTCGGCGCTGAAGAATGGGAGTTATCGGCGGGGGGTGATTCCGCATCGGCCGGCGTATGTGCAGATCATGGCGGATCCGGGGGAACGTCAGACGCATTGGGAGGTGCAGGCGGTGATGAAGGATGGGTCGCTTTGGGTGATTGATTGGGGGACGGTGCTGCATTGGACGGATATGCTGCGGCCGGATTGGGTGGCGGCGCGGAGTTATCCGCTGGCGAATTCGACGGATAAGCTGCATCCGGTGATTGGGTTGATTGATTCGGGGGACTGGACGCATGAGGTTTACAAGTTTTGTCGGGCGTCGAGGCAGACGGGGATCACCTGGTTTCCGACGAAGGGCAGTAATAGCCAGCATGGGACTTGGGCGGAGACGACTCCGCCGGAGGATGATCGGTTGAAGCTTTATACTTATGTGGATCACACCGCGAAAAATGATTTGTATCTGTCGAGGATTGCGATGCGGGGGAGTCCTGGGTTGCACTTCCCGGCGGATGCGGATGCGGAGTTGATTGGGGGGCATGCGGGGCAGCAGCTGATCAAGACGAGCACGGGGCGGCATTGGAAGAAGATCCCGTGGGATCACTATGGGGACTGCACGAAGCTGGGGGTGGTGGGGAGCTGGGTGATGCATTCGTTGCTGAGTGAGTTGCGGGCGGGATGATTGACATGGGCGGGCGGGGGTGGCGGCTGACATCCAATCTCTGAAAAGTGACTATCTGTTTGAGGCGGGGTTGCGGTTCACGGATGTGAGTGAGAAGCGGGCCTGGTTGGCGGATTTGTATTTGCGGGAGTCGGAGGATCGGTCTGGTGGGGAGGTGACTTCGACGGCGTTTGAGGGGAGCACGGCGAATGTGCAGTTTCGGGGGAGCACGCCGGAGGAGAGGCGGATGGCTTTGCGTCAAGCCATCGAGCATTTGGATGCGCTTTTGGCTGAGGATGTGGCGGCGTCTTCGGCGCCGAGGTTGTTTGGAATTCGGTTTACTGATGCGCCTGCTGTGGTGCTTTGATTATGGCGAAGAAGATTGCGAGAAAGAAGGTGGGTGCGGTGCAGTCGGCGGCGGCGCCGGTGGTGATGAATTCGCTTCCGGCGACGACGGGTGGGGTGCGGGTTGCGCCTTCGATTTCGTATCAGCGGAGCAAGACGATTGAGCGGCTGGCGGTGAGTCGGGATCGGGTGGCGATTTCGCGTTATTTGCAAGAGGCTTTGCCGTTTGCCTACTATGTGACGAATACGCTGCCGGAAGAGGCGGTGGGGCGGGGGATTGGGATTAAGTCGATCAGCACGAATCCGGAGTTTAAGAAGGCGGCGACGGCTTACTTTGCGAAGTGGGCGAATAGTCCGGCGGTGGATCTGCGAAAGAAGCTGGATTTTTATGCGCTTCAGCCTTTGCTGCTTGCGACGATTTTGGGGGATGGGGAGTTTTTCACGCAGAAGGTGCAGGCGGAGGGTGAGGTGCCGAGGTCGTGGCAGTTGAGCGATACGAGCCGGAGGCGGTTGCAGCTTCAGTTGTTTACCCGGGATCAGGTGGTGAGCGGGGATGGGAAGGCGGGGCCTGGGGAGCGGTGGGTGGATGGGCTGCTGCTAAATGCTTTTGATCAGACGGTGACGGCGCGGGTGCAGTTGGAGCCGAGGGATGGGCGGGCGCAGTTTGCGGACATTCCGGCGGGGCTGATGTTTCACGGGATGAAGGTGAATCGGATCAATCAGGTTCACGGGATTCCTTGGCTTTTGGATGGGAAGGATCTGCTGGATACGATCGATATTCAGGCGATTCGCAAGCATGCGGCGAAAGTGAAAGCGGCGTTTCTGGGGGCGACGGTGACGGATGATGGGAACATTCCGGAGGCGCTGGCGCATGTGATGAGCAAGGGGACGAGTGGGACGCCGGCGGTGGATAATGGGCAGCGGTATGCGGAGATTTTTGGGGGGGCGGTGATGATTCCGCTGGCGCGGGGGCAGTCGGTGAATTGGTTCAATCAGCAGGAGGCGATGAACTATGGGCAGCTGATCGAGGAGCTGATTTCGCCTTTTGTGTATCGGTTCGGGTATCCGCCGGAGTATATTTTCAAGTTGGGGGCTTTGGGTGGGACGGCGAATCGGACGGTGCTGGCTAAGGTTTCGCGGGCGCATCAAAGGCTGCGGAGTTTGCTGCATCCGTTTCTTCAGTGGGTCTGGGAGTGGGTGATTTCGGATGCGGTGCTGAATGGGGAGCTGGCGGCGTTTGCGGCGGTGGCGGATTGGAATGAGGTGGATTTTGTGGCGGATCCGGATCCGTCGGTGGATTCGGGCCGGGATGAGAAGGCGGAGATGGCGCGGCTGGAGAATAATGCGGCGACGATGGAGGAATACACGGAGCGTCGCACCGGGGGAAGTGGGGTGGCGGTGCGGCGGGAGCGGATCACGGAGAAGCTGGAGGATATGCAGTTTGCGATTGCGACGGCGAAGGCGCTGGGGCTGCCTCCGAGTTTGGCGATGCTGCGGGCGATTCCGCCGAATGAGATGATGGCTATGGCGGGGCTTTCAAATAGCCTGGGGATGGATCCGGAGGAGTTGGCGCGGCAGATTGCGGCGGTGGGCACGGATTGACAGGGGGCCGCTTTCATGCGGCAGAATTGGTTCAAGATCACTAATCAGGCGGGAGTCGGAGAGATTTCGATTCGGGGCATCGTGGGAATTTCGAACAAGTCCGGCGAGGATTGGTTTGGAAGTTATGAGGGCGAAGGTGGGACGGTGCGTGAGTTTGAGGAGGAGCTGCGGGCGCTGGATGGGGTGTCGGTGATCAATCTCTACATTTCGAGCGAGGGCGGTTATGTGGCGGCTGGGCTGGCGATTCACGATATGCTGGCGCGGCATTCGGCGCGGGTAGTGGCGCACATTGATGGTTATGCGTTTTCGATTGCGACGGTGATTGCGATGGCGGCGGATGAGATTCGGATGCCTTCGAATGCGCTGCTGATGATTCACAATGCGGCGGGGCCGGCGTATGGAGATTACCGGGAGATGGAGCGGGCGGTGGCGAGTTTGAAGGCGCACAATCAGGCGATCATTCGGGCCTACACAGGAAAAAGTGGACAGACGGCGGATGTGCTTCAGCCGTTGATGGATGCGACGACGTATCTGGACGGTGCGGCGGCGAAGGCGCTGGGGTTGGCGGATGTGGTGACGGATGAGGTGGCGTTGTCTGCGTGTTCGATCGATCCGCGCATGGTGGCGTGTCTGAACATGGAGCGGGTGCCGGAGAAGTATCGGGGGCGCTTTGACATCCTTTCGAATTCGACGGCTCCAGTTGAGCCAGCAATCACAACTTCAAATATCATGGATACCCAAACTCCCCCGTCGGCACCTACGCAGCAAGCTGCGGCGGTGGAAATCAACCTGCAAGATGAGGCGACTCGCCAGGCTCTTGTGACTGCGCTTCAACCTGTGATCGCTGAGGCTGTGACTGCGGCGACGGCTCCTCTTTTGGAGCGGCTGGCTACGGCTGAAGGTGCGGTGGCTGCGGCTGCGACTGAGGTGGCGAATCTGCGCACGGCGGCGGCGAATGGGATGCTGAGTGCGGCGGCTTCGGGGACGGCTACGGCTGCGGCTCCTGTGGCAAACTCCAAGAAGGAGAAAAGCCGGGCGGAGTGGGAGACGATGAACGCTAAGGAGCGGTCGGCGTTTCTGAATGCTGGCGGCAAATTGGTGGACTGATTTTTGACATCCAAACCTCAATGATTCCTAACTGATCTCTAACTCGAAAAAAATATGGCTAATACTCTGACGAATTTGATTCCGGACTTTTACGCGGCGCTCGATGTGGTTTCGCGTGAGTTGACGGGCTTTTTGCCTGCGGCTCAACGTGATGCTTCGGCGGATCGCTGTGCTTTGAATGCGACGATGCGTTCGCATGTGGCTCCTTCCAATACGGCGGCGGGGAACATTACTCCAGCGATGTCGTTGCCTTCGGCTGCGGATCAGACGATTGGGAATGTTCCGTTCACGATTCAGAAGTCTCGCTTCGCGCCGTTCTCTTGGACGGGTGAGGAGCAGAACAGTGTGGATTCTGGGTCTGGGTTTTTGAACATTCAGCAAGATCAGATTGCGCAGGCGATTCGGGCGCTGGTGAATGAGATGGAGGCTGATCTGGCTTCGGCTGCGGCTTTGGGTTCTTCCCGTGCTTTCGGTGCGACGGCGGGCACGGCTCCTGTGTTGGCTGACTTTGCCCAGGCGAAGAAGATCCTCGATGATAACGGGGCGCCGATGAGTGATCGCCATTTCATCGTGGATACGACTGCGGGTGTGGCTTTGCGTGGCACTTCCAATCTGTTCAAGGTGAATGAGGCTGGTGATGCGTCCATGCTGCGCCAGGGCATCTTGGGCAATCTCTACGGGTTCGACATTCGTGAGTCGGCGCAGGTGGTGACGCCTACGGCTGGTGCGATGGCTTCGGCTACTTCCAGCAATGCGGCTTTCACGGTCGGGCAGACGGTGATTCCTTTGGCGACTGCCGGGACGGGTGTTGTGGCTGCGGGTGACATCATCACTTTCGCCAACGATACGAACAAGTATGTGGTGGCTTCGGTGAGTTTTGCGGGTGCTAACCCTGCGAGCGGTGACACGATCACGCTGGCAGCTCCTGGGTTGCGTAAGGCGCAGTCGGCTGCGACTCGGGCGATCACGGTGTTTGCTACGTCCACCCGCAACATTGCGATGACTCGCAATGCGCTGCTTGTGGGCACTCGTTTGCCTGCGCTGCCTCGTGAGGGTGATATGGCGATTGATCGCACGGTGGAAGTGGATCCTCGCACGGGGATTGCTTTCGAGTTGGCGGTTTATCCTGGTTTCCGCATGGTGACGTATCACCTGTCTGCGGCCTGGGGTGTGAAGGTGATGAAGCCGGAGCACATTGCGACGATCATTGGTTAAGTTTTTCGGCGGTGTCCTCCGCTGAATGAGAGAGAAAACCTCCGTGCGGTTCTGGTTGTCCGCGCGGGGGTTTTTTGTGTTTTGACATGGTGGGGGTGGCATGGATCCGGTGATGATTGAGACAACTGTTCCGGCTTCGGCGGATTGTGGGGTGCGGTCGTTTCGGGTGATGTGGGAGGGGCTGAGTGGGGAGGCTGAGACGGGGGTGGATGTGCAGGTGTGTGGGTTGGAGAGTCGGGATCTGTCGGGGGAGGCGGTGGAGCTGCTGGAGATCAAGGACAGGGTGCCGACGAATCAGGAGGTGGGGAAGGCTTTGGTGAATCTTGGGGTGGCGCTTTTGAATAAGGTGGGCGTTCAGCTTTGTAATCCGGACGATTGATTTTTTTATGGCTACGAGTGTGACAGCTGAGACTTTGAAGAAAGCGCATGTGGACCGGGTGAAGGGGCATGCGGGGGTGCGGACGCAGGTGGTGGTGGTGGATGGGGTGCGGGTGGCGGGGGCGGTGGTGCATTTGGGGGGCTTTCAGAAGCAGATGCAGGGAGATGGGTCGGGGTTTGTGACGGTGCAGCCTTTGAAGCTGGAGATTTTGAAGTCGATCCTGCCGACGGCGCCGGTGGTGCGTGGGGTGGTGGAGGTGGGGGCGCTGCGCTTTGAGGTGATGGAGGTGGCGGGTTTTTCGGTGGGGGATGTGGCGTGGGTGGTGAGCTGTGTGCGGGTGGTGCCGTCGATTCCGGTATGATCACGATCAAGGCGGATTTGAAGCCGTTGGTGCGGGATTTGAAGAAGTTTCGCGGGGAGTTTGATCGGACGATTAAGGAGGTGGTGGAGACGGAGGCGCGGGGGTTTGTGAAGGACGCGGTGGAAAGCACTCCGCCGTTTCATGCGAAGGTGCATGCGCGGGGGAAGCAGTCGGTGGCGAAGTTTCAGACGGTGACGGGGAATGTGGCGAAGAAGGCGGGGGAGCGGAAGATTGAGGCGGATCTGAATGCGATCTTTGCGGGGGTGAAGCTGCGGGGGAAGCGGACGATTTCGAAGGTGTTTGGGAGGCCGATGAAGCGGAAGGTGGTGGTGGAGACGGTGGAGAAGATTCCGGATCTGGGGGCGGTGTATGATCAGCGGTTGAAGCGGCGGTTTGATAAGGGGGCAAAGCGGATTTCGCGGGGGCAGAGGGCGCCGTTTTATGTTTCGAGTGTGAAGCTGGCGGCTTTGAAGAGTGAGCGGAAGAAGGGGGTGGGGAAGCTGGTGATGGGATGGGGGCCTGCGGCGGCGAAGTTTAAGGTGAAGCTGCCGGCGTGGGTGACGCGGCATGCGTCCCGTGGAGCGGTGTTGGTGCGGGTGACTCGGGGTGGGTATACGGTGACGATTTCAAACCGGGTGCCGTTTGCGGATCGGGTGAATTTGCAGGCGATTGCGGATCGGGTGCTGGCGGGCCGGGATAGGAAGCTGGAGGCGCGGTTGCCGTTTGTGTTGAAGGGGGCGCTGAGGCGGGCGCGGTTGGAGTCGATGGCGGTGGTATGACATGGGGGTTTTGGCGTTATGATTGAGACTTTGGAAAATACTCTGGCGGGGTTGGTGGCGCGGTATTTGGCGACGGCGGAGAGTGCTGATGCTGGGGTGCCTGATATTCCGGTTCTGGTGGCGGATTCGGGGCAGGAGAGGGCGCTGCCGTGCCTGGTGGTGGAGGGGGAGGTGCGGGAGGCTACGACATCCCGGCGGGCGGTGGTGGTGACGATGCATTTGCACGGGCGTCTTGGGACGGCTGAGGGGCAGACGACGAGGGTGGTGGCGGCGGGGTGGATGCGGGCGTGTGAGGCGCGGTTGCGGGATGATGAGGCGTGGTATGAGTGGCTGGCGGATGAGGAGGAGGAGGTGCGGACGGGGTATCGGATTCTGCACCGGATGATTGTGCCGGCCGAGCCGATTGAGCGGGATCAGGGTGGGGATGTGGTGATGCGGTTGGCGCTGGGGTTTGTGTGCATGGTTTGACATGCGGCGGTGGGGGAATCCCCTTCTTTTTTTATGCCTGTTACTCCCATCATTGAATACGGTTTGGCTCCTTCTTTTGGTCTGGTGAATGAGACGGGGGTGCTGGTGAAATCGGTGACGTTTACGCCGGAGCGGGATGTGGTGACGCGGAAGGGGAGCAATCGGGCGGTAAACTATGAGCGCCATGAGGATCCTCGCTTGGGCATTTCTTTTTCCGGTGAAATCATTCCGGCGACTTCGGGCGGGGCGGCTGAGGGTTTGGCACAGGCGCATCCGGGGTCGAGTGTGGATCTGGCCAATGCGGCGGATGGCGATGACATTCATGGTTTCGACATCGATGCGGACAATCTGACGGTGGTGCTGAATCCGACGCGGGAGCTTTCTGATTCTGAGGCGCCGACGGTGACGATTCCGGCGATGTATCGGCCGTTTGTTTCCGGGACGGCGATTTGATGAGCGGCGGCTGGGCCGCTGGTTGGGTTTACTTTTTTCTATTTTATGGCTGAGAAGATCAGTGGTTGGAGCACTTCGAATACGAGGCTGGCGAGTGCGTTTGCGGCGCTGGGGTTTGGGGTTTCGACGCGGATGACGGAGGTGCTGGAGCGGGGGGTGACGAAGGCGCGGTTTTTTATTGAGGAGCAATCGGCGCGGAATGGG